GGCCGGCATGTTCGGTCCAGGCGGATCGCTGGCGACCAGCGCCGCGAAGATCTCCTCGTCGCTCCTCGGATCGTCCCCGCTGACGATGATGCTGCCCCAGACCGGAGCGTCCTCGGGGATGTCGACCCAACGAAGACCGTCGCGCTCAGCCATGTAGCGGAACGCAGCCGCCTTCTCGGCGGCCTCGTCGGCGAGGGCGTTGTAGCGGTCGCTCATCACTTCCCCTTCCTCGTGGGCTTCGGCACCGGCCTGAACTCGGCTGATCGGCGCTGCATGTGCTCGATCGACTTCGCGTTCAGCGCGACTCCCTCGAGGATGTGCACCTCCTCAACGGCTGGGTGGATATAGACCTCGCCACCCGGCACCCACTCGCCGATGACGTGCCCGTTAACCGTGACGAGGACCGGCTCCTTCAGCTTCGCGTAGACCTTCCTGAACTGGGCGCTTGGCATCTCATCCATGCACACCATTGTACAAGGGTGACCAGTTGCCAAGCAACCCGAGCGGCAATGCCGCCAAGCGTGTCGCCGACACCTCCACCGGCCCCTGGAAGAAGTGGCGGATCAAGACGCGCCATGGCCGAGCAATCAGGTTCATCGAGACCTACTGTCGTGCCCCCAAGGGGACCGGCTATGGCGCGCCGCTGAAGCTCGCGACGTTCCAGAAGGAGTTCCTCGAGGAAGCCCTCGCCGACGGGGTGGACACGGCGGTCCTCGAGACGCCTCGCGGCAACGGCAAGTCGTCGGGCGGCGGCGCCCTCGCGACGTGGGCGCTCTTCGACGACGACGAGACCGGCGCACCACAGGTGCCGATCGTCGCCACGACCATCGGCCAGGCCATCCGGTCGTGCTACGGCGTCGCGGTCGCGATGATCAAGGCCGATCCCGAGCTCCTCCGGCGGTCGCTGATCTTCACCGGCGTCTCGACGCCCCGGGTGACCACGCCGTTCAACGGCGGCGAGATGTTCCCGATCTCCTCGGACCCCGACGGGCTGCAGGGACTCGACCCGAGCCTCGCGATCATGGACGAGATCGGCTTCCAGCCCGTCGACGCATGGCAGGCGCTCCGCCTGGCGGGTGGCAAGCGGCCCCGGAGCCTCGTCCTCGGGGTCGGTACCCCCGGATTGGACCGCGAGAACGCCCTCTACCGCCTCCGGAGCCTCGTCCGAGAGGCCGGCGAGCTGCCGGGAGTCGTCTTCCACGAGTATTCGGCCCCCGAAGGGACCCTGATCGACGACCGCGAGGCATGGAAGGCCGCGAATCCGGCCATCGGAGCCGGTTTCCTGCGCCTGTCGGCCCTCGAGACCGACATCGGGATCACCCCCGAGGGCCATTTCCGCGTCTTCCGCCTCGGCCAGTGGGTGGATGGGGTCGATTCGTGGCTCGGACCCAACGGACGGGCCATCTGGGACGGCCTGAACGACCCGTGGGACTTCATCGCCGGCGCTCCGACGTGGATCGGGGTGGATGTCGGCATCAAGCACGACTCCACGGCGGTCGTGGCGGTCCAGAAGGACGACTCGGGCCTCATCCGGACGCAATCGCGCTTCTGGATCCCCACCCTGGACCGCCCGGTCGACGTCACCGACGTCATGGAGCACATCCGCGAGCTCGACCGCGCCTATGACGTCCGGGCGGTGTCGTTCGACCCGCGATTCTTCGACGTCCCGGCCAAGATGCTCCTCGACGAGGGCATCTTCATGGTCGAGGTCGACCAGTCCGTCGACCGGATGACCGTGGCCTGCGGCGGGCTGTTCGAGCTGATCAAGGGCGGCCGGATGCGCCACGACGGCGACGAGACGCTCGCCATCCACGTCCTCAACGCGGTCCCGCGCTTCAACGAGCGCGGCTTCACCCTCCAGAAGTCGAAGTCCCGTGGCCGCATCGACGGCTGCATCGCCCTCGCCCTCGCGGTCGAGCGAGCCGATCGCCAGGAGGCCCGGATGGAGCCGAACTTCGCATGGGGCTGAGAGACGCGATCCGCACCTTCTTCGACCCGCCCGGCGGGGAGCGGGCGATGGTCCTGCCCGACGTCATGGGCGACCCGTTCACGGCCCCCTGGTTCAACTTCGGCGGGCATCTCTACCCGCTCGGCCTCAACCAGACGATGCCGAACTCCAAGCAGGAGGAGATCGAGCAGACCTTCGAGGGCTACGTCCAGCAGGCCCACCTCGCCAACGGGATCATCTTCGGCTGCGCCGTGGCCCACCTCCGGCTGTTCAGCCAGGCCCGCTTCCAGTGGCAGCGGATGTCCGGCGGACGGCCGGGCGACCTGTTCGGGACGCAGGACCTCGCGATCCTCGAGCGGCCCGAGGCGAACACGGTCACGAGCGACCTCCTCACCCGGGCGAGCCTCGACGCGGACTACGGCGGGAACTACTTCGCGACCCTTCGCAATGGCCGGATCAAGCGGATGCGCCCGACGTGGGTGGACATCATCCTCGGCTCCGACCAGGACCCCGGCGTCACCGCGCAGGACCTCGACGCCGAGGTTCTCGGCTACATCTACTGGCCCGGCGGCAAGCGCCGCGGCGGGAAGCCCGTGCCGCTCCTGGCCTCGGAGGTCTGCCACTACGCCCCCCTGCCCGACCCGCTCGCGTCCTACCGCGGGATGAGCTGGGTGACGCCGATCGCCCGCGAGGTGATGGGCGACATCGCGATGACCGCCTCCAAGCTGGCGTTCTTCGAGAACGGGATGACGCCCAATCTCGTCATCAAGCGCAACGACTCGCTCCAGTCCAAGGCGTTCGGCGAGTGGACGGCGATGGTCAAGGCCGGTCACCAGGGCGTCGCCAACGCCTACAAGACGCTGTTCCTCGACGCCGGCGCGGACGCCACGGTCATCGGCTCGAACATGCAGCAGATGGAGTTCAAGGTCACGCAGGCCGTCGGCGAGGTCCGGATGGCGACCGCGGCCGGTGTCCACCCCGTCATCCTCGGGCTCTCGGAGAGCCTCCAGGGCGCGGCCCTCAACTCGGGCAACTTCTCGGCAGCCCGCCGCCTCTACGCCGACATGTGGGCGCGCCCCTCGTGGGCGAACCTCGCCGCCTCCATGGAGACGATCGTCCCGGCACCCTCGGGAGCCCGCCTCTGGTACGACGACCGGGACATCCCGTTCCTCGCCGAGGACCAGAAGGACGCCGCCGACATCCAGCAGGTCAAGGGGCAGACGCTCGTGTCGTTGATCAACAGCGGCTGGAAGGCCGATGACGCGGTCAAGGCTGTTGAGGCCAATGACATGGGCCTGCTGCTCGGGAAGCATTCGGGCTTGCTGAGCGTCCAGCTCCAGGCGCCCGGCTCGACCAAGATGCCTGCTGGTGAAGTTCCCGGCGAAAGCCCGGTCGGACCGGGGACGAAGCCCCTCACGATCCCGGCCGGGGATGCCTCAACGAAGCCCCTCATCGCCGCGCCTACGAACGGGAAGGCTCCGACTCCAAGTAAGTGATGAGGAGTCGCAGCCGGGCGACGTCATCGTGTGCATGGCCTAGCGCGCTATTGCAGTTTGGGCACAGGATCCCGCGGATGCGGCCGGTTCCGTCGTGGTAGTGGTCGATCTGGCGCTTGGCGGTCGGCTCGTGGCAGGCGTCACAGACGCCTTGCGCGATCAGGGCTTGGTATTCAGCGACGGTAATCCCGTAGCGAGCGGCAGCGACTCGCTGGCGGTGTTTGACCGGGTCCTGTTTGTAGGCTCTCGCTTGGCTCTCGCGACTGCTCTCCCGTTGGCGATCGGGATTGGCTTTGCGCCATGCAGATCGGTAGACGCGGAAGTAGTCGCGCTCGTAGTCCTGGACCTCCTTGAGCCGCTCGGGCGACATGGCCTCTCGAAGTCGTTTGCGCTGGGCCGTCCGATAGCAACTGTCGCAGAGACCCTTGGCTAGATATGGCCTGTCCGGGTGGCATTCGGCTGGTCTGAACATATATACATTGTAACTGCACGGCTCTGATAGAGGAACAACCTTGAAGGTCCTCTATTGGGGCTATCGCGAGAACACGCCGATCAGCTACTTCCGGGCCGGGATGTTCTTCCCGGCCTTCGTGGACCTCGGCGTGGACGCCCGGGTGCTGTCCCTCTCGGACCTCGCGGTCGAGGCGATCGACTGGGCCGACGTCGTCGTCTTCCGGGCCTGGTACGACGACGGGGTGACCGAGCGGGCGTGGGATTACGCCTCGGGCAAGGCAGCCCGCATCTACGACACCGACGACTGGGACCTCGACACCCCGAGGCACTTCCCGCACTACGCCGAGATCAAGGCGCAAGGCCCGCTGATCGAGCGGATGGCCCGCGAGGCGGACCTCGTCACCTGCGCCACCCCGGTCCTCGCGAGCCGCTACGGCGTCTATAACCAGCGGACGCTCGTCCTCCGCAACGCCGTCGAGCCGTCCCTCTACGAGGCGGACGGGGAACGGCCGGACTCGCCGGTCACCGCCCTCTTCTATGGCCCGAACGGGCGCCTGGCGGACTACTTCGGCTTCACCGACGAGCGGGGCAGGACCCACCCGGGACATGCCGTCGCGGCGGTCCGGGCCGCCCACCTCCGCTCGATGTGGATCGGCTGCGAGGGCGACGTGGCGCCGGCCGAGTTCGACGTCGTCGTCCGCTACGACTGGGACATGCGCCGGTTCTTCCGGACGCTCGGCAACAGCCACGCCGACATCGGCCTCGCGCCGCTCATCGAGACGGAGTTCAACCGGGCGAAGTCCGAGCTCCACTGGCTCGACATGACGGCGGCGGGCATTCCCGTCGTGGCCCAGCGGTTCATGGGTCCAGGGCCGTACTCGGCCCTCCGGCCGGACACCGATGCCCTGATGGCACGCAACGCGGGCGAATGGCGGGACGCGGTCAGGCGCCTCGCCACCTCCCCCGCCCTCCGCGCCGACCTCGTCGCCGCGGCACGCGAACGGATCGCAACCGACTACCAGCCGGCCAGGCGGGCCGGTGAATGGGCCGAAGCGTTCAGCTCGACCCTCTGAGAAGGAGAGACGCGGATGGCCGAACGACCTCCGAAGGAGAACCTCGTCCGGGCAATGCGTCCGGGGTCGGGGATCGAGTACCGCGATACCCCGGCCGAGAGCGGTAGTCACGGCACCCTCAGCGGGCACTTCTCCGTCTTCGACTCGTGGTACGAGGTCGACTCCGTCTGGGAGGGCCACTTCCTCGAGCGCGTCGCTCCCGGCGCGTTCAAGAAGACGTTCGCCGAGAACCGCGACCACATTAAGGTCACCTTCAACCACGGCCAGGACCCGACGATGGGCGACCAGATCCTCGGGCCGATCGCCCGCCTCGAGGAGGACCGGGTCGGGGCGGCCTATGACGTGCCGCTCTTCGATGGCATCCCTCCGCTGATCAGGTCCGGGCTCGAGGCGGGCGCCTATGGCGCGTCGTTCCGGTTCCGGGTGATCACCGACGAGTTCGACAAGCGGGCCAAGGTCTCCGACTACAACCCCAAGGGACTGCCCGAGCGGACCATCCGGGAGGCCGCCGTCGCCGAGTTCGGACCGGTCACCTTCCCCGCCTCCGCATCCGCGACCGCGGCCGTCCGCTCGATGACCGACCAGTACGTCATGCGCCGTCTCGGGGTCGACCTGACGATCCCGGAGGGGACATCTGCCCTTGCCGCGATCCAGGCGGTCGAGCGGGCGCCGATGGCGCCGATGGAATGCCCGATGCCGTCGGACGCGGACCTGCCCGACCACCTCGCCGAGTCGGCACCCGCCGGCCACGGCATGGACGGCTACCTCGGCGACGCCCAGACCCAGCACGAGGTCCTCCACGCGCAGGGCGTGACGCACCACATCCACCCCGAAGGCATCCCCGACACCAATGCACTCCCGAAGTCCGGAGCCGAGCGTGCTCACTCCGAGGACGAGAGCCGCGACACCGACCCGCCGCCCGTCGCGGCACCACCCTCGAACAGGAGCAGGAACGTGAACGAATACCGCAGCCGGGATGAGATGGTCACCCGGGAGAAGGAGCTCAAGGGCGAGCTCAGCGCCCTCGCGGTCGAGTTCCCCGGCACGATGCCGGAGGACCGCCAGGCCGAGTTCGACGCCAAGGGCTCCGAGCTTGCCGATCTCAAGGTCGCCATCGCCAAGGCCGAGGCCCGCGCCAAGGTCATCGCCGACAACGCGACCGACGAGGCCAAGGTCGACCGGGCCGACCAGCCGACGTGGCAGGCGCCCGCCGGTCGCAACCAGACCCGCACCGACGATGTCGTCGTCCGCGACATCTACGACTTCGTCGAGATCCGCAACCGCTCGCGGAGCCCCGAGCACGAGGTCGAGCTCCTCCGCTCGTCCGCCCTCCGGGCGATCGACGGAGCCGAGCTGGTCCACACCCCGTACGCCAGCCGGGAGAAGTGCGGCGACGCACTCGACGAGCTGATCCGCTCCGACGAGTCGGGCGAGACCGCCCGCCGGATCCTCTCGACGGGCTCGCCGGCCTACCGGCGCTTCTTCCACAAGATGATCCTCGGCGGCGTCCCGACGGCCGACGAGCAGCGAGCCGCCGCCCTGACGGGCCTCGGTGCGACGACCACGACCGGCGGTTTCGCGACGGTCTACGAGCTCGACGCCACGATCATGCCGACCTCGAACGGAACGGTGAACCCGTACCGCTCGATCAGCAAGATCGTGAAGACCAACGCCAACGAGTGGCGCGCGGTCACCTCCACGGGCACGACCGCGGTGATGGCCGGCGAGGCGACGGCGGTCGTCGAAGGCGGCCCGACCCTCGCCCAGCCCGCGGCCATCGTCCAGAAGGCCCACGGCGAGGTGACGTTCTCGATCGAGGCCGGCGAGGACATCGCCAACCTCGACAACCAGCTCGGCGCGATGTTCGTGGACGCCAAGGACATCCTCGAGTGCCAGAAGTTCACGACCGGTGCCGGGACGACGATCTTCCCGCAGGGCATCACGATCGGCGCCGCCGCCTCCACGACGGCGACCGCCACGACGACCGTGATCGCGGCCGCCGACCTGTACACGATCGAGGCCGCCCTGGCGCCTCGCTTCCGGACCAACGCGACGTGGGTGATGAACCGCTTCATCACCAACAAGATCCGGGCCATCGACACCGCCGGCGGCGCCCAGCTGTACACCCCGAACCTGACGGTCGGGCTGACCAACTACAACGGCCCCTCCAGCCCGGTCCAGTACAACCTCCTCGGCTACCCCGTGGCCGAGTGTTCCGAGATGCCGGCCAGCGTCCAGACGACCGTCCTCGAGGCGGTCTTCGGCGATTTCGGGCGGTACTTCGCAATCGTGGACAAGATCGGGATGAACGTCGAGCTCGTCCCGCTCTTCCTCGATCCCTCGACCGGCTTCCCGACCGGCCAGCGCGCCCTCTACTTCTACTGGCGCTTCACCTCGAAGGTGCTCAGCGCGAGCGCCTTCCAGATCATGAAGGGCGCGTAGGCCCATCCCAGCGGGGCGGGCGCAACCCTCTCGCCCGCCCCCACCAACCCTTCGGAGAAAGGACCAGCGATGGCTCTGCACCTCTGCCGCGAGACGTTCACGGGCGAGCTGGCCCCCGGCGTCGCCAAGACCTTCCACGCGGGCGTCGACGTCCTCGACGACTCGCAGAAGGACGAGGCGGCGCTCCTCAAGACGTTCGGTGCCTTCTTCACCGAGGTCGCCTCCACCCACCTCCGTCCGGAGCCGGCACCCAAGGCCGAGAAGGAGTCCTGATGCCGACCAAGACCGAGGACTGGCTCGTCGCGACCGAGTCGTTCGTGGGCGAGCTCGCCGACGGCACGGAGTTCATCGCCCGAGCCGACAAGACCGTCATCCGGGCGGATACCCCCGCCGCGAAGCGCTGGCCCGGCCTCTTCCGGCCGAGCGATCCACCCGCCCGCAGCCCCGAAACGGCCGGCTGGCTCGTCGCCAACCAGGCGTTCGTCGGACAGCTCCCCGACGGCTCGGACTTCGTCGGCCGGGCGAACGTCACGCGGGTGCGCGCCGACTCGATCCCGGCGAAGCGTTGGCCGAAGCTCTTCAAGCCGATCGACTCCTCCTACGTCGAGGTCGAGGCCGCGATCGCCGGACCCGGGGAGAGGCGGCCCTAGATGCCCGGCAGCACGCCCAACCCGAACCCGATCGACGCCACCTTCGACTCGTCGCTCGGGACGATCTACCCCGGCGGCACCTTCCAGATCGTCTCGGGCACGCAGGCCAGCCCGACGGTCATCACCACCCTCGCGCCGCATGGCCTGTCGACCGGCGACACGATCTTCTTCACCGCCTCGACGACGGCCAACGTCGCCCTCACGGCGGCACCCCAACAGGTCGTGACCGTCGTCTCGCCGACGACCTTCTCGGTCGCGGTCAACGACACGACGGCGGGCGCGACGGCGGGCGCCTATGACCTCTCGATCGTCTCGATCCCGACCACCCCCGGCGCCGCCCCGCTCGTCAACGTCGGGGCAGCCCACGGCTTCCGGATCGGCGACACCGTGACGATCACCGCCTCGGGCTCGACGCCGTCGCTCGACGGCGCCCAGGTCATCACCGCGATCGACGACCCGCGCAGCTTCCGCGTCCTCACCTCGGCCGCCCCGACGACCGTTGCCGGCTCAACGACCGCGGCTCACGTCACCAAGACGACGTTCTACTCCGATGTCTACGACCGCGGCCACCAGTCCGGCGGCTGCGGGCTGGTCATCACGTCGGTCGCCGGGACGGCGCCGGTCACGACCCTCGTCGACATCCAGGGCAGCTTCGACGCCGTCAACTACTTCAACACCAGCTACGCCACGATGGCCGCCCCGCAGACCCTCGCCGTGGCCCAGCTCACGATCGTCACCGGCACGACCACGAACTACAAGCTGCCCGCCGACGACGAGGTGAACGGCATCAACTGGCGCTTCCTGCGCCTGAAGTTCAGCAGCTCGACCAACATCATCGTCTCCGCACGACTCCACACCTCCACATGAACGGCACGCTCGAGCTGGCCCTCGCCATCGTGGCCCTGATCCTCGCGGCGATCGAGGAGTTCCGGGCGCAGGGCCAGTCGCTCCTCGCGTGGGCGGTCATCGTCCTCGCGGCCCTCGCCGTCACGGCCCACCTGTGACCCCCGGTCGCCTCGGCATGCGGGGCGACCTCGGGATCCGGGTCATCCGCTCCCACCCCACTCGCCGCCGGCGTCTCGCCGACGCCGTCCAATCGTTCCTTCGGAGGTTCCGTTCATGAGTGGTCTCCGCACGGTCCGGCTCCCGATCGTCGGCGGCCGACTCGCCTACCTCCCGCCCCAGGAGGACGCGCAGATCAGCGCCAAGACGCTGTTCGGCACGCGCCTCTATGCCAAGCACCTCGACCAGCACGGCCACGTCATCGACGACAAGATCGCCGAGATGACGCCGGACGGCTACGACCTCGGGTCGGGCCTGACGACGAACATCGGCGTCCTCGCGCTGGCTGGCGACAGCCAGTGGCCGCAGACCTCGATCGTCACCAACCTGTTCAAGCTGCTCAAGTACCACGCCTCGGGCACGGGCGTCACCGCTGCCGCGTTCACCGACGTCATCCTCCAGACGCCGTCGGCCAACGGCGGCCAGACGCCGGTCGCCGGGACGCAGGTCTTCACCCACGACCAGGTCGCCACGACCCAGAAGTGGGTCAGCGTGGCGACGATCGCCTACACCGGCGGCGAGGCCGTCACCGAGTGGGGGCTGTTCAACGACACGACCCTCTCGCGGACGACCGGCACCCCGTTCACCGGCACCAGCGCCAACACCGCGACCGTCACGGCCACCCCGCTGACCGCCTCGAGCACGTCAGTGCAGGGCGAGACGCAGCACGTCGTCCTGACGACGACGACGCCGCGCTACGGGCTGATCACCTCGAACAGTACGTCCGTCCTGACGCTGTCCTTCTCGGCGACCTCCGGCTGGATGGTCACGACGACCGGCGTCATCGGTTCCACCCCCGGCGCAACCGAGGCGTACACGCTCCGGCCGGTCATGTGGGACCACAAGGTCTTCTCGGCGATCAACGTCGTGAACCTCGACTCGATCCAGTTCACGTACACCCTCACGATCAGCTCCAACGGTTGATGACGCGGATCCTTGGGATGCTCGGGGCCGTCGTCCTTGCGGCGGTCCTCGCATCGCCTGTCCTCGCCGCGGGGACATGGAGCGATAGCGGGATCCAGTGGGCGACGAACAAGCCGTTCACCCTCGCCGTCGTCGACCACACGACGGGCTCATGGCCGGCGCTCATCGCGGTGTCAGCCGCCGACTGGTCGGCGTCGGGCACCGCTGACGTGGCGGTCGGCGGCAACGGCCGGATCAAGGTGACCATCTCGGACATCGCGTCCCTGACCGCTCCGTGCGGCTGGACGACGGTGAGCCTCTCCAACGGACACCTGAAGTCGGCCGCGATCACCGTCAACGACCTCTGCAACGTGCCGCAGATCGTCATCTGCCAGGAGATCGGGCACGCCCTGGGGATGCCCGATCACCGGACGGACGTCCCCTCCGCGCCTTCCTGCATGGCGCCCGCGTGGTACGGGCCGCACCCGACGCAGGGCGACTTCGACGAGCTGGCGAGCCTCTACCAGTGACTGTCACCTTCATGACCGGACTCGAGGGCCAGCAGGTCAACGCCACCGATGTCGACGGCATTGGGCTCGGTGGAGCGACCAGCAGCTTCAACACGAACGGCTCGTTCGTGAGGACCGGGGCGGCGTCGGTCCGTTGCAATCCAGCATCCGGGGCGAGTGGATATCTGACGATCCCGACGGCCTCGACCGACTGGGTCCACTTCGCCCTCAACGTCCAGACGGCGCCTTCACTCGACCGGCTCATCTTCGGGTCCATCGCCGCGAGCCGTCTGAACCTCCGGCTCCAGTCCGATAGCGCGATCCGGGCATACGTCAACACCACGGCCGTTTCGCCTGCGAGCTCGGCGCTCTCGGCTGGCTGGCACTGGATCGGCCTGCGGCGGAACACCGGGACGTCCGTCGCCTTCCTCCAGGTCGACGGCGTGGATGTGGGCACGGGCACGGGCACGATCACCGGCGACTCCGGCCAGATCGGTTGCAGCGCCGCCGAAGCGTCGGCGATCGACATCTATATCGACGACGTCATCATCGACGACGCGGGCTTCCTCGCCCCGTCCAAGGTCGATATGGCCCT